ACTCTACGGATATAATGCTCAGAAAAACGAGGATGGATACCACTAGCACTATCAACGAGCTGAGAAACAGTCCCACTAGGCTTAACACATGTAATAGCCACTGACTGATTAACACCAAGCCTTTCTGCCCACTCTTTATTAGTTTCAATTGCTACCTCCCTCATCTCTGTTAGCCACTTCTCCAAATCGGTAGAAGGCTTACTTAGTAAATAATGATCCATAATACCTGTTAAACTTACGCCTAACAAGGCCTCTTCTTCAGTGTTACGCTTCCAGCGCACCCGTAGATACCTAAAGTCAGTAAGAGTTGACTGTAGCGTACCAATAATGGTTGCGAGTCGTACCTTTCTCTTGAGGCTATTGAGGTCATCATTCTCTCGTACTACTACTTCGGAAAGGTTACAGAACTCATTGCTTCGTAGAATAATCTCAGAACACGGATTCGTTCCAAAATCTTGATCAGCGTCTCTTCGTCCGTTTCTCGCGGCTATTTTCTTAGCAGCAACACGACTAAAGATTCCTCGCTCACCTGCTTTACTGTCATACATAGTATGCATCTCAGATAAAAACGCTTCGAAGTCAGGCTTTTCAGTATAAGCTACTGAGTTGTTTGCTAAACGTCGCTGTCCTTCACTTTCCCACCACTGACCTGACTTGGCTTTTGCCATACGATTATCGGACAGATTAGACAGGCTGATCAAAGCCGAGCGTCTTACTCCTCCAACAACTACAATATCAGCAATCTTACAGCATACATCATGACACTCAATACTTGTCAACTTACGTCCTGCAGACTTCTGGAAAACGCCAACACAGAACTTAAACAAGTCTTCTAAAGGGTCTGGACCACTCGCTCGTCCGCCAAAAGTTTTAAGTCTAGCACCTGCTGGACGTATTCTACCCATATCCCAATTCGGTATTTTACCTGCATATAGCATAGCAATCAACTCACGAAAGGCACTTGCCCAGCCTAGCTTACTATCACTTACTACAATTACTGAGTTGGTCTTGTGAAAGCTTTCAGCAACTTCTGGCAGTTTTGCAATAAAGTTACGTTCAACACTAAATCCTACTCCAGTTCCGCACATAAGAACATACATAAGCTCGTCAAAAGCTCGTGGATGGTCAATGTGTAAGTAGCTACAGTTAAATCCTGCTACGTTGTCTCTTTTGAGCGCCTCTCCCGCAGTCATAAGACAACGCATTGAAGGCATAACTTCCATAGCAATAATAGCGGCAGATACTTCAGCTGCATCTTCATCGTTTAGCTGGCCTCTCTCTTGCCAAAAACCTATGTAGCGTGCAATTGTTTCTTCCCACGTCTCACGACGTTTCTCTTCTTCTAGCCATCGAGCGTACCTGCTCTTGTGTATAAAACTTTGATACTGGTCCATTAAACCATTCTCCCCTGTATTTCGGATATATTATCCTTGCCGATTGCATCATCGCAATATGTTACTAAATCCATCAATTCATAATTCTTTAGCAAGACATCTGCATTCGCATTCAGCTCTTGAATATATTTATAATGGCCCGGAATAGGTACGTTGTCATAAATTGTCATAGCATCACCATAATCTTTGATTAACTGTTCAGCCCGCTTTGGACCTATACCAGTGATGCCGGGAACATTGTCGCCCTTATCTCCTGTCAAACACTTAAAAGAGATATACTCTTCTGGAGATACATTGTAGTGCTCACTCCAATTTTCTATTGTTACTTCCTTACGTGTTACATAAGAGAATCTACTTACTCCTTCTTGAATCAATAAGTCCCAGTCTCGGTCACTTGATACTAGCCAAATCTCATCGAGTTTATACTGTTTCTTTTGCTTTACTAGGTGGGCAGCAAGATCATCTGCCTCTACACCCTTAAAACGCAATACTGTATACTTAGTCGCGAGTAGTTCTAATGTTTCTTCGTATTCTTCAAAGAAGTCTTTAAAGGCTTGCGCCTCTTCTTCTGTCTGCTTGTCGTACTTTTCTTTACGGTTTAATTTGTACTCTGGTAAAATGTCTTTTCTATATGTAGATGAGCCCCAGTCTGCAGTGATAATAATATTACTACACTTGTAAGAGGCTGCTAAGGACTGTACCGTTGCAACATAATCATTCCGAAAGTCTGTGCGACCTGCGTGTTTCCATCTAAAGGCTAGGTTTAACGCATCAATAACGAGCGTGCGACCTGCCATTCCTTCCATTTGATCTGAAAAACTAAAAGCCACCGATCCACTCCACTTTCTCTTGTTCTAGCCAATCTTCTGCAAGTAATATATAACAGCTTAGAAACGCAACGTATAGATACTCTTTAGTATTAATGGGTTGTTGTTCTACTACTACAAATACTTTTGATCGGTCATATTTAAAAAATAGCATAGGCTTTTGATCGCCTCCTGCCGCTTGTATTACTACTTTCTTCCACCATCTTATAAGATTGTTAGTCTTAGGCTGGGTAAAGATCTTATCTGTTAAAGGTGAATCCTTGTAATTCTTTACTTCGATACAGAAATGATTTCTCTGATTAGGGACATATAAGTCCCCTTTCAGATACTCAAGAGCCCCAGAGGCTGGGACTCTCTCGAACTTCAATCCTGTAAACTCTCGAAGCATATCACGTACTAGATACTCGCCCCTCGCTCCCTTCGCTCTTGAGTCTACCATATTCTTCCTCGCTTATATTGCAACCACTGCAACGGTCATTCTTTGTAACACTTACTACGATATAACCGCAATTGTGCCTCCAATAATCTTTTGTTAATTCTGCTCCATCTACTACGTTCCACCACTGCCTACGTCTACCTGCTGTCATTATTCTAATCCGCTAACGTTACCGTTCTTGACTACCTCAATCTTTTCTAGGAGAGGGTGTGTCCAACCGTGTGATACTATATAAGTATTAAGAGGCTCGTTAAGTAACACCTCCACCATTTTCTCGCGTCCTGCATCATCTAAGACATTAATTACTTCGTCTAGAAATAACACATTGATTCTTGACTTAGAAATACTACTCATTAGCTTGCGGATGGCTATGAGCGTAGCTGTATTGACTCTGGCTAATTCTCCTGAAGAAAGTGCTAGAATGTCTACTATATTTCCATTATCTGTAATCTGTACGTTTAATTTATCGTTTGAAACTATAAATTCGAGAGTAAATCTACCGTCGGAGAGTTCAGCCAAATATTCATTTGCTAATTCTTCCAACTCTTTAACAAGGTTCTCAATCTTGTAGGCAAGTAATCCGTTTGTGCTAAAAGACTTTTTCAGAGTTTCTAAAGAAGTCTCTAACTTACTGTGCTTTGCTAACTCAGCTTGACATTCGTTTAGCTGTGATATAAATGCATCAGTCTGTTCTTCTACTACTTGGATTCGGGTGTTACGTTTTGTACGTTTTTCGTTCTCATCTGCGATACTCTGTCTAAGCTTTTTAGTTTGAAGTAGGTCAGCTCGTATGCTCTCCAACCTTGTTTCAAGCTCAGCTTTATCCACTGCAATCGTCGGAAGGGTTTGATCAATAGATCTAAATAATTCTTCCCAGTCTTTCTTATCTGTTGCGTTATTTGTGAATATAGTGTTACTTTCTTTGATGGTTTTAATTTCATCAGTAATTTCTCCAACTCTGCGTTGTGCTGTTTCCAACACTACCTGCTCAGCTGCAATCATACTCTGTTTAAAAGAAGCATCTACAGATTGTTCACAAGTAGGGCAAGTATCTCCTAACCCTGTCAGCTTCGTTAAAAGCTTCTGTGCACCCGTAGCGACTGCTGATAAACTACCTACTTTGGCTTGCTTGCCATCATAGGATTCTAACGTAGTTACAGGTGAGTTATTAATAGCACCTATATCTATTGATCCTAACAATTTCTTATATTGATTATTTTGTGAGATATTTTTATTTTTTGCCGAGATATTTTGAATCTCTATCGTTAAATGACGGAAAGACTCTTCATCTTTAGTTGTATCAATATCAAAATCTTCGAGAGGAAGTATATTGGTATCAGTCAATTTATTGTCAGCCAACCATTTCTCAATAGTTGCTAACTTGGAGGTGATAGAGGCCGTGTGTACATAAGCCTGTCTAGCAGCTTCTTTAAATACATCAAATAATTCTACATACTTCTCAAGGTGTAATAAGTCAATTAAGAACTTCTTGCGGTTAGCATCAGTAGCGGTTAAGAACTGCAAACTTGCATTTGTATTCTGGTATACTAACTGGGAGAAGGTTTTAAAGTCAACACCAATAATTTCTTGAATGCTTCTGTAAGTATTTGTAGCCGTATGACTACTAATATCCTCACTATTCTTTTCTAGTTTCACTTTTATACTAGACTTTCGGGTAATAGTTATCTCGTATCTATCTTCATCTTTAGTAAAAGAGAGGTAGATATTGTAACCATCGTTTATGTATCTGTTCGGAATGTCGGCTTTCTTTATGCCTTTTGAGTTCTTGTTATATAACGCTTCCTCAATGATTAACGGTATGGAGGATTTCCCCATACCGTTAGTACCAATAATTTGTGTTACTGTGTTATCATCAAGTCTTAATTCATTACCAGAACCGTAGCTAAAGCAGTTATCCCATCTCAACGTTTGCAGCGTAATCATTATAAGTTCCTAAGATGTCTGGTATTTTATCGGGTGAGATCTCTAAGATATAAGTTAGATACTCTACTAATTCTTGCTCAATAGTCATATCTTTATGTATTATCAAAGAGGCTTCTGTGTTTCGTTTAACTACTTTCTTATCAAGTAAATCTGAGTTTTTAATAGCGGCTAGATCATGAATATCACCCTCTATCTCATAGATTGTATGATCATAGTCTGTTGCTACCATGTCATTGGGGTCTGATACTGTCTGCCGAATTAACTGTGGAAGTTTAAACTCTTCCCACATCCAACTCCAATCGCGCTCATTGATAAGCAGGTATCCTGTCTTGACTCTAGCTCTATGAAAAGATGTTGTCATGGGACTACCGGGATATACAATGTTACGTTGGGTATTACTATGAGCGTGTAGATCTCCTGCGAATACCACTGGGAAATCTGCTAATAGATCTAAATCTATCTCTGGTTTAACGTGCGGTGGTATTTCCCCACGAATGTGTGTAAACAAGGGCATTCTAGTATCGAAATGGTCTATGCTACCTTTCTTGTGAAGATCAGCGTAGGGTAATATACCGTAGCCTAAATCTTCATCAATATACGAAATGTCTACTATGTTGATGAGAGGATTGATATCTCTGGATACCTGCTTTAGCTGAGTGAAGAATGTCTTATTCTTCTTAGTAGCTTCATGGTTTCCGTCATATATAATAGTTGGAATCTGTACTTTCCGAATGAACGAAAAGTACAGCTCCAGTTCCTCCATACTCGGAAGACGATCAAATATGTCGCCACCGATTATGTGCATACTACATTGTTTTTCTACTTCGTAAACTTGTTCAAAGAACATTTGATAACGGTTTATTGCCCACTTTACTGGGACATTTTTCTGTCCCAGCTTTATGTGCCAGTCTGCCGTATATAGGATCATGCTACATTAAACTCAGCGTCTAACATCTCGTCATCGTTATCTTGGCTGCCCACTCTTAGGCGGTCAAGTAACTCTTTCTGTGCATCAGCAGTCGGGCGAGGCATAACGTCGTCCATAGACTTAAGTTCTGCAATAGAACCCAACTCAGCTTCTGTTAAAGGACGTGGCTTGCACTTCAATGCTTGTAGCTGGTACTCAACATTGTAAGGTAATGGGCCTGTCTTTACTCGCTTGAAACAAATGTCCCAGCCAGTTGCATGATCAGTAGGATCTCCAAGATCTTCTGCGGCAGTAATTACTTGCTCCCACAACTTCTTCTTGAGATTTGCTACTTTAACCTTACCGTCAGTAGGGTCAATAACTTGTACAGCGTAGCTCCAGCCACATTTAAGATCTGGGAAGTATTCACGAACCCAATCTTTTTCTGCATTATTGAACTTCTCTGCGTTACGGTCGAATGACAAGCACTCCAAAGGAATGTTCTTGCCGTTTTCACCTTCAATCCAATAGACATAACGAGCAAGAATGTCGCCTACGATGCGCATCTTGTTATCGCCGTCTTTGTATGTGAAAGTATTAATTGATGATTTCTGGGCTCCGCCAGTTTGCTTATTAAATGATAATGCCATTAGTGTGTATTCTCCTGTGTGACTTCTTCATATAGAAAGTGGATATCATCCCCTTCTAGTGTGAGTAGCCTATTTTGTGTGATAGTTTCTAAAGGTACTGGTAAATGTAGTACGTCTAGTGTGGTTTTTTGTGATACTACATACTCTGGTAGACTTCGGAGTGAGGCCAACGCATAGTATACCGAGATATCGCGGGTTGAGTACTTATAAGAATTGAATAAAAGAACATCAGGGTGTAGCATAAAACTAACACCCTTAAAGTTCAGTTGTGAGTAGGAATAAATAGGGTCGTACTTATTATCAGGGATCTGCTTTTTTATAAGCATTTCCATGATCATATTACAACGAGAAACATTACCCTCTGCCGTATCGTAAACCTTCTTCCAATCAAATAAGAACAACTATTATACTCCTTTTTTGGATTTTTGTCAAGAATTAAATTTTTCAAAGTCACAGTAATCACGGCTAAGGGGATGACTGCCCTTAATGATAGCTACTGGGACAGAGATAGATATCCTAGCTGTTACTGGTTCTGCTTTATGGTATGTACCTTTTGGGATATACAAGAGATCCCCCGGTTCCAACACTGTATCAATTACGCACTCTGTCCGAGACTGTTTTGTAAAAACCTGCCAATGAACTTTTCCAATCGCATGGACTAAAAAATTATCATCCTCATCTGCGTGTACGGAAAAGGAGGTAGCATCTTCACAAGGTGAGCAATAGAAGTGAGCGTCTGCGGCACTATTGTGGATATTGTCCTCTAGACATCCCGCGATTGCAGATATATTAGGAGTTAGCATAGAAGCTTTAGTTAAGATTACACTGCCACCAGCTTGCCAATTTCTAAATACTTTCAGAACTTCATATCTATTTTCGAAATCCCAGTAGGGTCTGAAGTCTGAGTGGAGATTGTTTTTCTCCATACAGAGCTTGTTACCTTGGGGAGTAATTACTTGTAGACCAGCAGAGCCCCTATGATTGTTTACATAGTCTGAGAACTGTTTCCAAGTTATAATATTAGAAAAGAACTCTTTTCTGTACTCGTTTGCTAGAAATACGTGTGGCTTCTTCCCTAGTATATTCGTAAACAGTTCTTCTCGCGTTACTGGGCTTATTAAATCTTCAATTTTCATAGTTGTTTTATTTGCCAACCCTGCTTCATATAGAATCCTACCCTGTTTGAGGCTTGCTTCTTAGCGGTTTTTCCTCGAAGGTGTATGTCTATAATGACAGGATCAATCTTCCCCTCTTTTTTTCGTATTACTCTACCTACTAACTGAGTAAGTAGAGGCTCATTGTTTACGGGAGTTCCCAGTATTAAGCAACTGAGTGTATCTACCGAAATTCCTTCAGAGAAGATAGCTTGTGTTCCGTAGAGAACATTTGCGTCCCCGTAGAGCACTCGATCTATTAATGCTTCTCTGTCTGCGTGAGCGACTTCCCCTGTAACACAGACTGCTCGCTCTCCTGT